TTTCTCTTTTTCGAATTTGTCTTTTAGCCACAGATCAAACTTCTCAATCTTTCCGCCTGCTTCTAAATACTTACCATGCTCGGCTTTAAGCTCATTTTCTTTTTTTAAAGCAGTCTTCATTTCTATTAAAAGCTCGTCTAGGTCAGCACAACGCTGTTCTAGAGTGAGTTTTGGATCGTAAATGATTGAATAAACACTTGATTTCTCGTCTCTGTAAAAATGAGAAATTACTCTAGCGTCACCTGAAATCTTCATAAAACACCTTCCTTCTTTGTTAGCACGTTAAGAATCCATTAAATAGCACAATATTAAAATAATAAGTATTGCCATTTTCTTCCACTTAATAAAGATTAAGGTTAAGAATAAATTTTAACCCGCTGTATTGCGGACGACCGCTAAAAAGCGATGACCGTTGAAAGCATTTAGCTTACAGCGAAGACCCTACAGCCAAGGAGGAACAGATGGCAAGAGGCACAAGAGGAAGCAGGCCGATTCAATATATTGACGCTAAGGGCCACGTCATTCCTTATAATCCCAGTGATAATACTTCCAAAATTGTTTATTTGAGCGATCTTTACAGGATTTACGGAAGCACTCGACCTGGAACTGCAACTAGTGTTGCAGGCTGGAGGATCTCGAAAGAGACTGTTGATACAAGTGGCAATACTACTGACATTCAGTTTTACAATGGCGACAATGATTTTAACAATGTATGGAATAGTGGAACTACATTGAACATTAGCGGTGCTAGTAAAGCAAGTCCCTGTGTGGTTACTGTTAGCTCTACTTCTACTTTGAGTAGCAATGACATTGTTTACATAGCTTCAGTTGGAGGCATGACTCAGATTAATTCACGCTATTTTAAAATAACTGTAATAAACAGTACTACTTTTTCTCTTCAAGACCCTGACAATGACGCAAACATAGACAGTTCAGCTTATACGACTTATACGAGTGGTGGAACAGTAAACAAAGTCGAATTCGCTAATCCTTCAAACGGGTGGAGTTGATTAAATTTATAGCATAATGTACTGTCATTCCTATAACAAGGAGTGGCAAAATGGTAAAAAAATATGATAAAGAAAAGGAACATAAGAGGTATCTAAGAAAGAAAGCTAAGAATCCTGAGAGATATAAAGCTTTAAATTATGAATGTGTAAAAAGATACAGGAAAAAGAATCGAGATAAAGTTAGAGCTCAAGGAAGAGAATATGCAAAAAGAAAACCTAAAAAGACTTTAACTGAAAAAGAGAAGGCCAAAAAAGTTGAATGGGTTCAAAAGTGGCAAAGAAAGAACAGAGAAAAAACAAGAGCTCAAGGAAAACTTAGATACGCAGTAAAGATAGGCAAAATAAAGAAGCCAGAAAATTGTGAGGTATGCAACAAAGTGACAAAATTAGAAGGACATCACAGAGATTACAAGAAACCATTAGAAGTAATCTGGGTATGTAGAGCTTGTCATGCATATACTCACAGACTTAAAGATAAAGAATTAAGAGAGAGAAAAATTTTCTCTTTTAAATCCTCAGCAAAGGGCTGAGTAGGAGGTACGTATCCCAAACTCTATTAATCCGTTTTCAGGAAGGTTTGACTTTAGGGGAGTTGGTTTTGTCGTAAAAGACACAGCTCCTACTACAAGTGATTATGATTCTTATGATGTACCTACAGTATGGATACATGACGCCTTAAATAAGCCGTATATGCTGGTGAACAAGACTGAATCTACCCAAAAGGCTACATGGATTGAAATTGCATCTACTACTTTTGACTTTTATGATTCTGTTAAATCAATCGTTAATTGTACAAATGCTCCTCCAACCGAGGTTTTAAAAGACAGATATATCATTGATAATACAGTTGGTACGGTCAATGCTGCATGGGATGGAGCAGCCAAAAACGACCTTGTTGAATTTGATGGTAGTGTATGGGTTAACACTTCACCTTCTACAGGTGGAATAACATATGTTGAAGATGTTACTGCTTTATATGTCTATAGCGGAACAGTCTGGAATCCGATTGGTTCTGCAGTTCCTGACGCTACAACTGCTGTTAAAGGAGCTGTATATTTAGCGACAAATGCTCAATCTATAGCTGGTTCATTAACGACTAATTATTCAATTAATCCTAGCAGTTTGAAGGCAAAACTTGGAACGCAAACTAATCATGGGGTGTTGGTTGGAAGCGGAGATACTAGTGCAATTACAGCATTATCTGTAGGCACTAATGGACAAGTCTTAGTAGGTTCATCATCTGCTGACCCTGTATTTGCCACTTTAGCCTCATCTAATGGATCTATTACCTATGCTACTGGGGCAGGAAGTTTGGGGTTGACGGTTACTCAAGCTGGAGAAGCTCAATTAGGAGGAGCACAATTAGCGACATCTGCTGAAGTTACTGCGGGATCTGACGATACTGTTATAGTAACTCCTTCCAAGTTAACAACAAAGTTAGGAACGCAGACAGCGCATGGTGTTGCAATTGGGGCAGGAACGACTTCTAATTTAGCATGGACAGCTACTGGGACTGCTGGTCAACCCCTTTTAAGTGGAGGAAGTGGAGCAGACCCTGACTGGGGAACATTAAGTGCAAGTTATGGCGGAACAGGGGCTACAACGCTAACAGATCATGGAGTACTAATCGGAAGTGGAACTTCAGCAATTACGGCTACAGCCACAGGAAGTGCAGGGCAGATATTTAGAAGTGCTGGTGCTTCAGCCGATCCTGACTGGACTACATTTACGATACCTGCAACTTTTGCTCAAGGAGATGTGTTATATGCTTCTGCAGCAAATACTGTTGCTGGGCTAACCAAGGACAGCAATGCTACTCGTTATCTTTCTAATACTGGCAGTTCTAATAATCCTGCGTGGGCACAAGTCAATGTCGAGAATGGGGTTACTGGGACTTTGCCTGTTGGGAATGGTGGTACTGGTGCTACTTCGATTACTGACCATGCTTTGGTTGTTGGTTCTGCTACTGCTGCTGTAACAGAGATCGGCCCATTGACTAATGGACAGCTGGTAGTAGGCTCAACTGGAGCTGACCCTGTAGCTGCGACTTTGACAGCAGGGACAGGTATTACAGTTACTAATGCTGCTGGTAGCATTACCGTAGCAGCAAGTGGTTCTGGTGTTACATGGACAGAAGTGACAGGGACTACTCAAACAATGGCGATAAACAACGCCTACATTGCCAATAACGCTAATTTAGTGACTTTAACCTTGCCAGATGTAGCTGCTGTGGGATCAGTTATCCAAGTGGTAGGCAAAGGAGCTGGCTTATTTAAAATAGCACAAAATGCTGGTGAGCAGATCCATTTTTATAATGACTCAACTACAAGTGGGACTGGTGGTTATATTCAGGCTAACCAACGATACGAGAATGTAGAGCTTGTATGCATAACTGATTCTGTAGAATGGGAAGTAATTAGGTCGGTAGGAAACCTGACCGTGAATTAAGGATTAGAAAATGAGAAAGTGTTATAATACCAACCTTTTACGAAGGAAGGTATGTAACTATGAAAAATTGTTCAAAGTGTGGTATAGAAAAGAATGAAACAGAGTTTGTTAAGAAAAGTAAAACAGAACATGCAGCACATTGTAAAGAATGTGAAAATGCTTACAGAAGAAAAAGATATAATAAACAAAAAGAACATGAGAGGTATTTAAAAAAGAAAGCTAAAGATCCTGAAAGATGGAACAGAATGAACAATGAAAATTCGAAACGATATTGGGCTAACAATAAAGAAAAATTTAGAGAAAGAGCTAGGAGACATGCAAAAAAAAGAAGAGAAAAATATAAACGAACATCAGAACAATTAGTTAAAGAAAGGATATATAACAGAAAATATAAAATAAAAAATAAAGAAAAGTTAAAAACTCATTATTTGGTTTTAAAGGCTTTAAAAGAAGGCAAATTAATAAAGCCTAAAAAATGTGAAAAATGTAAAAAAATAGGTGAAGTTCATGGTCATCATGAAAATTATAACAAACCATATGATGTCATTTGGTTATGTAGGGAATGTCATGGATTTATACACAGATTACCAGTGTAAAAAACTAAAGGAGAATGTCTTATGCCTATGAGGATGAACCCGATTTCGGGAAGATTTGATTGGAAAGGAGTTAACTATGTGGTTAAGACAACCTCTCCTTCTTCTTCGGACTATGACTCTTATGACGTTCCCACAATCTGGATACATGACCAACTTAACCAAGCATGGCTACTGGTAAATAAAGACGAATCTACACAAACACCTATTTGGATAAAACTTGGTTCAACAGGCTTTGATTTTTACGATTCAGTTTTAGCTATTGCGGTTTGTACAGCCTTACCTCCGACAGAGACATTAGGAGCTAGATATATCTTGGACAATACTGCAGGTTCGGTTAATCCTGCATGGGACGGAGCAGCTAAAAACGACCTTGTTGAATTTGACGGAACTGTCTGGGTAAAAACTACTCCTACAGCAGGTGGTTTCTGTTATGTAGAAAATGTTGGACAGATTTACGTATTTAATGGTTCTGCATGGAGTTCTATTTCTATAGCAGTTCCAGATATGACTACTACAGTTAAGGGAGTAGGGGAATTAGCTACTGATGCTGAAACAATAGCTGGGTCACTGACAGACTATCATGTTGTCAATCCTAGCTCTTTAAAGGCTAAATTAGGCACTCAAACAGATCATGGAGTATTGATAGGCTCTGGAGACAGCAACGCTATTACAGCTACTTCTGCAGGTACAAGCGGGCAGGTATTAGTAGGCTCAAGTTCAGCCGATCCTGTGTTCGCTACTTTAGCTTCTAGTGATAGTTCAATAACATATGCTACTGGGGCAGGAACGCTAGGCTTAACAGTAACTCAAGCTGGAGAGACACAGCTTGGTGGGGCAGAAATAGCTACTAGCGCTGAGACAACTGCTTATAGTTCTGATACTTTAATAGTTACTCCTAACAAACTAGGTTTAGCCTTTGCTTCTCCAAATCCTATAGGTTCAACAGCAGCGAATACTGGGGCATTTTCTTCTTTATCAGCTACTTCTTTATCGTCTGGATTGCTTTCAGCTACCTATGCAGGAACACCTACTGCAACAACTGACATTGTAACTATCACTAACTCTGGCAATGCAGCATCAATGACAGCTACTGGCACAGCCATTCTTTTCAATCAATACTATAATGATGGAACGCCTGCAGCAGCTGATGCTGGCAGAATTGCAGTCATCACCGAGGGTAACTGGACAATTACATCTAGCACTCAAGATTCATATATGAGCTTTCAAACTGCAATTGATGGAGTCTTAACCGAACGAATAAAAATAACATCAACAGGAATAGACATAACTCAGATTAGTTCTAATCTTGGTTTAACAGTTAGTGGAGGTACTCACCCAGCAGTAAATGTAACTGATGGAACAAGAATAGTAAAAATACAATCGCTTACAGCCGAGGATACTGGTACTGTAGGGACACAAACTTCACATAAATTTTCTTTTTTGACTAACAATGCTATTGTCGGAACTTTTGACACAGCTGGCAATTTTGGAATTGGAACAGCCTCTCCTTCTTCACTTTTAGATCTACAGAAAGCAGGAACGGTCACAGCTACAACTGACATTTTAGAAATTACCAATTCTGGAAACGCTGCGAGCATGACTGCCACAGGCACAGCTATCTTGTTCAACCAGTACTATAATGATGGAACGCCTGCAGCAGCCGACTCTGGCAGGATTGCCGTTCTGACGGAGGGTAACTGGACATCTACAGCCTCTACTCAAGATTCCAAAATGGAACTAGGGGTAGTAACAAACGGAGTATATAACCAAAGACTTACATTAACCAGTGACGGATATGCACGAGTTGATTTCCAATCTGAAATATCTGCTTACGGTTTAAATTTTGGATCACCTGACCTTCTAGGAACAAAGAATAGAATTGCGATAAATGGAGCTTCTTATAGACGTGGTGATATGCACTTTATTCTTCAAGAAGCAGCAGATGTAACAGATTCAGTGTTGGGAACAGATACTCGCATGAAAATCCAATATGCTGATGGTTTTGTAGCTATTGGTAGAAACTTTACTGCAACATCACAATTAGATATTCAGCAACCTGGAACAGTTACAGCCACCACAGATATTTTAGAGATAACCAATAGTGGCAATGCAGCCTCGATGACAGCTACAGGCACTGGTATTTTATTCAACCAGTACTATAACGACGGAACACCTGCAGCAGCCGACGCTGGTAGGATTGCTGTTATAACAGAGGGCAATTGGACAAGCACTGGTTCTACTCAAGACAGCTATATGTCTTTCCAGACTTGTTTAAATGGGACAGTAGCCGAGAAATTTAGAGTTTCAAGCGATGCTCATATTTCTGGTGGCACAACAATCTCTACCAATGATGAAGTAGATTTCAGGTATACAATAGACGGTGAAGCATCTCTTCGTATTCATAATGCACAACCTACACCATCAGGCGGTTTATATACTTCAATAATCTTTGGAGGATACCGTGATTCTGATCCTAATGAAATAGTAGGTGGCATAAGAATTAAGCATAACCAAGGTGGACGTGCTGATTGGCTAGCTCATGGCGGAAATATGGAATTTTGGGTTCAACCTGGAACTGGAAATCTTACTAAATATGTAACTATTGAAAGACTTGGTTTAACTACACATGAAATTGAAGGAACAGTCACTACAACTACAGATTTCTTAGCTTTAACAAATGCTGGCAATGCAGCCTCGATGACAGCTACAGGCACAGGCATACTGTTTAACCAATACGCATATGACGGAGCTACTCCTGCGGTAGCTGACGCTGGCAGGATCGCTGTTATTACTGAAGGCAATTGGACAACAGCAGATGTCAATAGTCAAGACAGCTATATGAGTCTTCAGACAGCTTTAAATGGTACTGTTTCTGAAGCGGTAAGAATTAGTTCTAACAATAAAGTTGGAATCAACTATGGAGACCCTTCTTCTGCTGGAAGATTAAACCTTGCTATTTCTGATGCAAATACAACTGCTTTCCAAAATGCAGAACAAGAATCTATTCGGCTTGAAAATACTGATAGTACAAATGGCAACTTCTCATCTATAGCTTTTTATTCAGCAAATACTGTTGTAGCTGCTGGTATGGCTGCTAAGGTTACAGATCATACAAATAGCTATGCTTCAATAGGTTTTTGGACTCGTTCTGCTGGAACTGGATTCACAAACAAGATGTCAATATCAGAAGTAGGGGGAATTATATATCCACCTACCTCTACTCAAGACATTGTCGCAGGCACAGGGATCACCGCAGCAATGCTTGCTAGAAACATTAAAATCCAAGGTTCTGGTGGAGCTGTAGATATTAGTGCTAACCCACAGATTGCAGCAGGCACAGATGGTCAAGTAATTACCTTTATTGGACAGAACGATACTAATACAGTTAAGTTTGAGACAGGAGCTGGCTTGAAACTACAGAGTGGTGCTGCATTTACAATGGGACAGGGTGATATTTTATCGCTAGTGTACGACTCTGGATTGTCACTATGGTTGGAGCTTTTCAGAAGCAATAACAGCTAAAAAAGGTTTAAGTAATGCCAAGTTTAGGGCAAGGATTATCATGGACAGAGTTTACTACCTTTCTAACACCAGATGGTGATGTTGGAATAGGTACTAACGGACCTACTGCTCTTTTAGACCTAGAAAAAACTGGCACAGCTAAAGACCTAACTACTTTTTTAGAGATCACAAATTCATACCAAGCTGCAGATATGGACGGGACAGGCTCTTCCATATTGTTCAATCAATGGGCGACAGACTCACAGCCTTATGCTTGCGCTAGAATAAACGCTATAGCCAATAATGACTGGACATCAACAGGTACTTCTCAAGATGCTGTACTTTCTTTTTCTTATGCAAATAACGGCTCAATAATTGAGGGATTAAGATTAAGTGGCAATTATGTAGCAACGATTGCTAATGGGCAATCTGCAGGCTCTTTATATTTTGGATCAGGTAACGCAGCAATAACACTAAATTCAAGCAACCTTACTCTCTTATCAGTTTCAGGGAAGGTAGTTTTAAGTGCTGGCTCATCTGGAAACGCTAATCTTGCAGTTACGAATAATGGCGGTGTTTATATGCAGCCAGATGGTATCCAATCGATTGTCGCAGGCACAGGAATAGCTGCTAGTGTTTTAAAAGGTTTTATAAAAGTGCAAGGATCAGGCGGAGCAGTAACAGTAACAGCGACTCCTAGCATTGCAGCTGGTGAAGCTGGACAATTATTAATTTTAGTAGGAGCATCAGATACAAACACCTTAACTTTGCAAGACGAATCATCACTTGCAAGTTCTGGGCTACAGTTAGCTGGTGGTGCTAATGTTACATTGGGATTATACGATACGCTGTTTTTGGTATATTCAAATGCAGGGAACAAATGGTGTGAGATTTCGCGCAGCGCGAACTGAATAATTAAAGTTTTAAAAAAGAGGTGCTTATATGCCAGACCAAGGACATGGACAAGTTTGGAGATACCCTGGAAGCGGTAGCAATTATACTGAAATTGGAGCAACTGGAGTTGTAACTCTTTATGGCTCTGCTGATGTTTATAGAACTAGACCCTATGTTTTTAATTTTTCAAATATCACAGCTCAAGGAAAACCAACTCTAGTCAATCGTGGTGTTTTCTTTGGTTTTAGCCTGCCAGTATATAATACTGATAATGAAGAGCTTTATGCTTGTAACTGTATTCCAATGGACTGGGACGGTGCTAGCGATATGACTTTATATGTCGGAGGCTGGATTGATACAGCTAATACAAGTAAAAACTTTAAGCTTCAGGCTAGTTTTGAGCATTGGACAGCAGGGGATACTGTTCCTACAACAACAGTAGATGTGGAAGTAGAAACAGATACAGGCACAGCAGCCCAGTATAAATCATTTAAGATTGCATTTACTTATGATGCTGATGGGCAAGGTGTAGTTGCAGGAGATGCTGTTGGATTTAGGCTTAGAAGGATAGCTGCTGCTTCTGATGAGATTACAGGCGAATTTGTAGTAGAAGGAGCGGTATTGCAGTACAAAACTAACAAGCTTGGCGGAAGCGTTTAAATAAGGAGAGAATAATGGCAAAGCAATGTCCTGGAGGCAAAATCAGATCAGGAGGTCAAGGCAAAGGCTATGGAACAGGGAAAGGCTCTGGTCCTAGGGGCAAGCCTTCACCTACTAGACGCGGTGGAAGAAGGGGGAGGTAAGCTATGGTAACGCAGAATAACTGGGGCAGCGATACAAATGTCCAAGTAGCTAAAGGCGGTACAGGGCAGACTACCTATACCAATGGGCAGCTCTTAATCGGCAACACGACTGGTAACACGCTGTCTAAGGCTACGCTGACGGAAGGTTCAGGAGTTACGATCACTAACGGAGCTGGTACGATTACGATTGCTGCTAGTGGTGGAACTCCTTCTGTTACAAGTGCTTTTTTAGCTTATTTAGCTACTACAGTCACAAATGTAACTGGTCATGGAGCAGTATTTACATTAGGAACAACAACTGCTCTTACCGAAGTTTTTGATACTGGATCAGATTTTAATACGAATGGTACTTATACAGCACCTTCTAATGGAAAGTATTTATTAACAGGTGGGTGTAATATAATTGATTATTCTGCTTCGGGTGCTGTTGTTTCAACAATAGTTACTTCAAACGGATCATATAAAGTATTTATAGGAGAATTTTCAAATCCTCCTTCTGTTGGTTGTGCTGGAAGTGTTTTTTGTGATATGGACACCTCTGATACAGCAACAATAACAGTGTCGGCAGCTGGACTAATTGGTAATACAGCAGATGTAAGCGGAACGGGAAGAGAGAGTTTTTTTTCTGGGTTAATATTATCTACGTAAGGAGAATTTATGAAGGCTATAGGATCTAAAGGTTTTAAATTAAACGCACAGGACAAAAAAGCCTTTGAGCATTTTGTTTTAGTAAAACCGAAAAAATGGTGTGAGGACGCATTGTCGGGTATGCTGAATAAAGCAATTAAGACAATTTTAAGAGACTGGCTACCAAAATATAAAGAGACCAACGAAACTATCACTGCTAATTTAGCACAGCTTATCCCTGCTATCGTGGCTATGGAAGGATTCAAGCCTTACAACTACATGACTGCTAACATGAAAAAAGCTAAAAGAAAAGACTCTAACGCTAAAGACATTGAAATCTGGGATGATGGCTTTGACATTGAAGACTGGCAAGAAACCGCTTTAAAGGCTTTCTACGCTGATCCTGAGCAGCAGCTATATGACTTTATGGAAAACAAGATAGCCTGCCGAAAAGAAGCCTTTGAGCGTGAATACGAGCCTAAGCTATATGCCGATCCAGAAGTCCAAGAGATTCCTAGAGATGTGGACGATCTAATAGACCTAATAGCCAGCAAAGCAGACTACAAGAACCGAAAGCTAAGAGAAGCTGACAGAGAGACACTTTGACTAGATCTCTTCGCTATCGTCCTCTTCTTCGCCGGGTGGAAATCTTAGGTTGATGTTAAGCTCTTCATCTTCGTAAAGCTCTTGTTTCAATTCAGCAATAGCATTGTCTAAATCATTAATTCGGTGTAATTGGATAGCGTTTTGCTCTCTGATCTCATTAATTAGTTCTTTATTGGCATGGCGGTTAGCGAAGTAAAAAGCAACTCCGAAGCCCATAGCTACTGTTACAGCATAGAACACATCAAAAAAGTCTAAGTCTATAAACATTTTATTTCCTTAAGTTTAAGAATTTCTTTAATTTAAGCATAAAAAGGTCTCGGTTATCAGACTCCCAGAAATAGATACCTAGAACAAGTGTAACTAAGCCTAAGGCTACAGAAATAAAAGCAAACATGGATCGCTCCTTGGTTTTCTTTATATTTTCTTTATGCCATTTGTCGGATTTAAGTAAAATACTGTTTTACCTTCTAAAGCCCAAACCTTCTTAACCGAGACTTTCCAAATCAAGCGATCATCTTCCCATAACACACCATTGAAGCTGTCAAACAAAAACTTCAATCCGTTATCTACATCAAATAGTTTTTCATGTGGTATCTCTTTACCGGCTTTAAGAGCTTCTCTGCGGTGTTTTGGAAGAGCTTTTGGCGTAGGCATATAAAATATCACTTTAACTTCAATAGGCTCTGTATAAGGCTTAAAACCCTCTGGAAGCTGTTCTTTGATGATAAGACGCATATTTCTTTTAACTTGGAAGAGAGGGTCGTACATGAAGTTCTTAGATATCCTAGCTCTTGTCTGTGGAATAGGCTTGCCTGGTATCTCAAATCGCATGCTACCACTCGAATTTTGCATTAATAATTACATCATTTATTTCTTCAATCTGGCTGGCTTTAACAGCCTTCTCTACTAACCGTTGCAAGTCTTCATTGGCTTTGCAGACTGGATAATTTTCGTTGGAGATGTACTCTTTTTTTGTAAAAGTGGCTGACTCGCCTTTGACTTTGATCGTTAAAGTGATCATAAAAACTCCTACTTGTTAAGATCGTCTGTATCTACAGGATACCTAAGATATCTCATGTTAAAAACCTTCTTTACTTGGTCATCATTAATGTAGCCTAAGAGCAGATCATTGGCTTGCATCTGCTCTTTTGTCTCCTCGTCTATGGAGTTACTCTTTCGACTTTTCTTCGCCAGCACATTTAGCTGGTACAGCAGGTTTTCTTTCTTCTTTAACTGTTTTTGCTGGAGGAGGGCTTTTTTTTTCCGTATCTCAACTTGCCATTTGTTCAGAAAAAGACTTAAGCCTTCTATGATATCTTCTTCATCACGGTAGTATTTGCCACATTTGACAATCTTTTCAAAAGAATCAGCTAGATACTTATTAGGATTTGGCGGCTCTTTCTTATCTTTTTGAATAGGTTCAGCAGGCTTGATTTTTTCAATCATCCAGATCTCCCTCTTTGATGGATATTGGTATACTTAACATTTCTTTGCGTGCGCAGCCAGATAATATCAGCTGACTTTTGCAAGATAGGTTGCCCTTTGCAGGCACGGTAGATAACGTTATTGGATAATCCAGTGAATCTGGCAAACTCGAATGGAGTCATGCCGATAGAGTCTAGGTACTCTTGTAGTCTCATAATTGACATCTCCCACGGCTAAAGCCGATGGGATTCCTAATTCACAGAGAACAGCTTTGCAACAAATTATTGTTGCCGAGTCTTCCATTCTCTCCAAAGGCTTAACATCCCGTCAGCCCGACGGATAGACCTTAAAAGGTAAAGTTTTTGTTTTATTCTATGTAAAACATTCTTTTAAGTAAACTAAAAACTTAAAACGTTTTTAAGCTACCTATTTGCTGTTCTTCCATGTTAGGAAGGCAATCATACCAACCATGCAAAGAAAGGCTAAAATCAGCCCTCCAAAAGCAAAATACGAGCCTATTTCAGAACAGATCAGTTTCAGGTTCGGCCTCCAAGGCTGATGGTTGAAGGTTAACTAAGTATTGATCCAAAGCTTTTAGGGCTTCTTGAAAGATGAGAGGATTAAGTTTAGGTGTTCTCTCATAGATCGGCAGCCATTGCTCTCCACGCTTAACAGCTCCTAGAGACAGCCATCTCTTGTCGCCTTTGACAAAGTAGCCTACCCCTCGGAAGATCTCGGATCTGGCAGCATCATGGGTAACCTTGATGTCAGCAAAGCCTTGCCTAAGGTTACGCTCGTTAGGCTCATAGTTTAAGATTGTTACTTGCATTTAGTCCTCTAAGATTGAATTTAAAAGTTTGTTAAGTTTATCTGCTTTTTCTTTTCTTCTAGTTTTTTCTTCAATACTTAGAAGCTCTTTATTTTTAGTTGAGCTTTCAGTAAATTCAAGCTTTACCCCAAACTTTTTGGCTAAAGTCTCAATAGCATCTACAAAAGTCATTTTTTTATAAGTCATTAGAAACTCAATAGCATCACCAGAAGCTCCACACTCAAAGCAAAAATATTTATTATCAGTTATGATTAAGGAATATTCATTTAGTTTATCATGAAAAGGTTCATGAAAGGGACAAGCATGAGTAAAAAACAAATGGCTCTTTTGATAATGAAGAATGTCATCAATAAGATCTGGCAAGTAAATGCTTTTTTGTAATTTTTCTAGGCTCTCTTTAGTAAATGTTTTCATTCTTACTCCTTATTTTAATTTTTAAAAATATATTCATTAATTATATCAGCAGCTTGTCCTTTTGTAAGCTCGGAGATTCCTGCTTTAAATCTGTTTTTTTCTAACAAGCTTTTTTGTTTTGGGCTTATTAATTGCTGTCTCCATGGAGCATTTCTGTTTACCAAAATGAAATTGGAAAGATTCTTTTTAACATAAGCTTCTGCAATCCCATAAGCCATTTCAAAGTCTAAATTACATTCAAGTATATCATTTTTAATCTCTTTATTAGTAGTCTTTACTAAGAAAAAACCATCTTCTTGTTTAATAATATTCACATCATATTTAACACCTTTAAGAGTCATATTTCCTGATTTTTCTTTATTCCATTGGAAGTCATTTGGGAAAAGATTAATTTTAACCAAGAAAGTTTTAAGATTTTTGTTCAGTTTAGGAGGAAGATCTGAAAGAATTTGATTTTCTCTTTCTCTAGTGTTTTGTTCATCAAAATAGTCGGAAATTGTTCCAGTCTTATCATGCAAAAGTTTAGAAACAGATTGGACAGTTCTATTAATGTCAGTAAAATCCATGACAAGACAATCAGTCTTGTTCGGATAAAGCCTAAGCCCTCTTCCGATCATTTGCTGAAAAGCACCAGCTGATTTAGTAGGTTTGGCAATAATAATAGAATTGACTGAAGGCTCATCAAATCCTTCGGTTAAAATTTGGCAGTTAGTTAATACTTGTATTTTATCATCTTTAAAATCTGAAAGAATTCGTTGCCTTTCTTCCGTTTTCATTCCTCCGTAAATAAATTGAGCTTTAAAACCTTTGTCTATAAAAGCAGATGCAAGATTTTGGGCATGATTAACAGAAGTGCAAAAAGCAATAGTCTTACGATCTGAAGCTTCTTCTGTAAATTTATCTATAATATTTTCTATAAGCTCAGGACAATTCATCTTTTGGTCTAGTTTGTCTTCCGGAAAGTCATCTAAAATATGTTTATGTTTATTAGCTTCATTTTCAATGTCGGTAAAATCAAGATCGGATCTAATCTGCTTTGAAATAATAGGACATAAGAACTGAGAATTAATCATTGAAACTATGGACTTTTCAAAAGTAATCTCATCATAGATTTCAGCAAGTCCTTTCTTGTCAGAACGGAAGGCCGTAGCCGTAAAACCAACCAAAAGATCAGGATTAATTCTATTTAAGACTTTCCTCCAAGTATCAGCGGCACTATGATGACACTCATCAGCCACAATCAACTTAAAGCCTTTAGTAGAAAGTATTTCTAAAGACTTATTAGTTGAAGCCGATTGAACTGTAGCTACTAGAATATCGCTGTCATAATCTTTGTCTTTAGCATAAAGTAGTCCAATCTTTTTATCTTTATTGAAAAGCTTCATCTTACGAGCGGTTTGAAAGAGAAGTTCTTCAGTATGGGTCAAAACTAAAGTCTTAACACCAAAACGATTGATAAGTGAGCCAAAAATTACAGTCTTGCCTGATCCAGTCGGAAGAGATACAAGCAGATTTCTTTTGCCTTTAGCATAAGAATCTTTAATCTTTTGAATACAATCTTCTTGATAATGTCTAAGAGTTATCGGCATTCTTACTCCTTCCAAGAGTTGGTTTTAAGCTTACTAAACAAGCCTTTCTTTGTCTAATCTCTTATCTTTTCCGGTGGCGTTTATAACTCTTCCTGAAAATAAGCGACTGGCTATCCTTTGACCTAAAACTTCTTTAAGCTCTTCTTTTAAGACATTTGAAGTAATGAAAGTAGGCTTTATCTCCGACCAGCGATAATCGATTAAGTCAAGCATGGTTTCTATCCTCCAGTCTGTAACTTTATTGCTTCCAAGATCATCAAGAATAAGATAATCAACTCTCTTCCAAACATTTAAGAGATTATAAATATGTCCATTGTCTTTCTGTTCAATATAGAGTTCTTCTAGAAAGCGTTTGATGTCTTTAGAGATAAAGTTTTTATTGAGATCATGTAGTTTTTTCATCAAAGCACAGCAGCAATAAGTCTTTCCTATCCCTGTACTTCCACAAAGGGTCAAAAAGGGAACAGCTCCACTGATCCAGTCATCAAAAGCTTTTCTTATCCCTTCCGGAGCGGACTTGAGATCAGCCGACTGAAAAATCTTACCGAAACCATACTCTGAAACATTAAAGGCTTTCTTTTCAAAGAGTGGATATTTAGCTTCTCTATCCTGCAAAGGCTTAATAAACTCTCCATCTTCAGAAGAAAACAGTTCCCATGAGTAAAGTTTAAGGTCAGGATCTCCCAAGATTGTATAGCCTTCAGGCTCTCTGAAGATGTAGCCTATCCGCCCATTGTATTCAGGATATTTACAGTTTTGGACTTCATAAAGCTCAAGACCTATGCGATTGTATCTACCAAGATGTACAGCTTCAAAACTCGATTGTGAGGTCAGCTTCAGGCGCCTTCCATTGGTTGTCAGTAAAGTTATCCGGACTTTTTCTTTTGGGGCTTTGGCGTTGGTTTCTAAGCCATTTGAGCAAAGCCCTGTAGTGGTTTGAATATTGGTGGTTATTAGCATACTGGTAATCCTCCATGTCTAGCAAGAGACTGTTGAGGTTTGACTCTGTTGTTAGCTCCTTAAGCTTCTGAAGCTCTTCCGGGGTTAGCCAGATGTTTTCCTTGACCTGCTGAAGGTTAGGACGGTTTTTCTTAACCACATGCTTAGGTACTTTTGAGAAGGTAGGGGGGTTAGGGGGCGAAGCTCCCTTTGGTTGTAAAGACTTTTCTTGAACAGGTTTGAGGCTTTCTTTATCTATTTCTTTAGTATCTGTTTCTATATCTGTTTTAGTATCTGGTATAGGTCTGCCCTTTTGGGATAATCCATTTGCCCTTTTGGGATAATCCATTTGCCCTTTTGGGCATTTGTCTATGGAAATGTATTGTTTTTCGTTTTTGAAGGAATACCAGCAAGTGCGGTCATATTCATGCTTATTATAATTTCCTTTAATGATAATTTGATGCTTAACTAATTTATCTAAAATATTTCTTGTTTGTTTATATGACCAATATGGAAAGTGGGCAGCAATTTCTTCGATAGTCTCATATGTCCAAGTCCTTCCATCATGAAAATTGCGTTTAAGATTTTTATTCCGATTAATCCAAAATTGAAAATGATGAACTAAGACAGCAATGTCAATTCCATATAGAGATGCGAGTTCTACATCAAAAGAATGATGAAGGCTACTAACTTTTTCTTGATTTTCTTTTACTTTGTTTGGTAGACTGTTGTCCATAAAAATTCCTCTGTTAGTAACTTTAACTTAGGAAACAAAATGAGCCTCTCGCACTAACGAGGGGCTTTTTCGTTTACGGAACTTAAATCTATTCTCAAATTAATTCTTGATCAACTTATTTTTTTAGTTGCTTAGATAAAATTTTTTTCGTAAAACTAAATTGTTTTATTCTCAGTTTTTGACCTTCCGAGGCGCATAGTGGCACATAAGGCAAGTTAGTGCATTGGATCGTAACCAATGTGGTGTGGGGGGATAGCATATAATACTTGTTAAGGCTATCTCTAGTAGGAAGGTCTTTTTTTTTCTGAGGGAATCTCAGCAGACCGAAATCTGTTTGAGTAGAAAGGAGACAGGAGATATCCAGTCTTAGCTAGCACTTTCGACCCTCTTTTTTTTAACTCAATCAACTCACAATCAGCTCATGAGCCAAATACCAAATCGGTATCAAAGTGATTGTCATTATGACTATCAGATTGATAGGTACAAAAAAACCCCCTGAAGTTTTTATACCTCAGGAGGTCAAGGAGTTCTAGAAATGAAAAATCATCAAAAGAACTATTTAAAGTTAAAACTGGAGATTGTTTTAAACCTCGAATGTTATTTTTACATAAGAGCTATTTTCTTTCCTAAATCTTTTTAGCTCTTCTTCAGAAATTTTCCACTCTTTCTGAACAGACTTCCAGTCTACATTACCTTTACGATTGACTTGCACAAGCTTAACCCCAGCATGTCTAAAATAAACAGACTTGCCTTCTGCTAGCTCTTTAAGCTGCTTTTCAACTGTCTTATAGTTCTTCTCAGCCTCGTTAAGCTCTTCTTTGAGATCTTTTAGCTTGTTAGCTAGCTGGTTCTCAAAGTCGTTATCATTTAAGACTAAATCTTTATGAGTCAAAGCTGGTGGCTTCTCCGGCAGAATATTCTTAAACCAGAAATTAGTCTCTGCCGTAACTATCTTGTCTTGAAGCTTCTCATCTCTTGTAATAAGAATATATTCAGCATCTATCAACTCATTATTTTGACTGAACACAAAAAAATCTAAATGCATACCTTCCCAGTCCATAACAAGCATTGTCTTTTGACATTGGATTACATATGCCTCAGGAATTATGCCATTACGCACGTTTTCAAGTGTCTTTAAGCCTGTTGTCTTGATTTCGTGACCTTCGGTAGCCCCCTCGTTAATACAATCCAAAGAACAGCCCATAAACGTATGCTCTCCAGATTCATAACAGGCTGGTTTAAAGTCCTGCTGGAACTTATCGCAGATTATCTTTCTGGCTAAAGGTTCTAACTCTTTACCTCTTCGCATAATTTCATTTTCTTCTTGTTCCTTTCCAAAGATTTTTTCTTCAAATAACTGGAAAGATGTTTTCCAAGGTGAGAGCCCGAGCAAAGCTGCGGAATCTGTTCCACATAAATGAAGTCTGCGCCAACTTTTCCATTCTTCATTTCCTTGCTCCAAGTTAATCTTTTGTGGTTTATTCATAACTAAACTCCTTTTGTTTTATTTTAATATTTCCATCCATATTTAAAGCTTAATCCGGGTATCCAAGAAACCCCTTCAGAGGTAAAAGTCGGAAATCTTAGATTAAGCTCTTTAATGTGTTTTTGATATTCTCTGCCTAATGTAAAAATAGGACTGATATGGCTAACAAACGCATGATCAAAATATGCTCCACCATAAGAAAAACCAAAGCTTGTCCCAGCTCCAAAATAGTCTCTTTCATTAAAATATCTTAGCCCTTTGATGTGACTCTCAACGCTACTAGCTATAAAAATTGTAGCTACATTAACGCTCAAATCAAAAGCTTGGTCTTTATCTTTAATGCGATACCCTAGCCCTACTGTAGGTAGTGGCAACGGTAAATAAATACCTGCACTCCCGTACCGAAAAGAGCTACTCTCTTTATAATCTGCTGAATCTTGATATTCTACCCATTCAGCGTTCCAATCTTCCTCTGGTTCTGCTGCAAAACCAGTGATCATTAATAAACTAGCTACTAATAGTTTTTTCATAACTAAACTCCTTTCTTGCTTTGTTTTTTCTTCTCAGCTTCTAAATTTAACAGCTCTTTCTTGATCGCTGCTAAATCTAACTGGCTTATGTGATTGATTTTATATACCCTCCTTAAATGCTCTTCAAAGGCTGCCACCCTGTCAACTGGCAGTTCTATTAAATAAGACTCCGCTAAATTTATTAGCTCTTTCTTCTTCTTGAGTAGCTCTTCACTACTAGGCTGCTTATGCATCTTTTCATTTTGTAACCCTTGCGCATCATCATCCTCTTCCGCTGCAATCGATAACAAAGCCCCCAGCGAATACCTCTTAATATAAGTTATCTGTCCTCCAATCTGCTGCATGGTTTGCCCTTGAAGCGAAATAGGAAAGGTAACCTCTCCAATCTTAGAACCGTCTTTATATTGCAAATAAGTACTCAAAAGAGGCTTATCTTCTTTATAGATAATATCATGCTTGATAAGTAAACCAGCCTCTAATAACGGCTGCTTAACACAGCTATATACCTCGGCTAGATCAGCATAAGCAAAATCCCTTCCCTGGTATTTAACTCTCTTATTAAAGCTAGGCTTCTTGAACTTCTTAGAAGCTTCAACAAACGCCTCATAAGCATTTGTAGATAATGCTTTCTCTTCTTTTTGTTTATTCATAACTAAACTCCTTAGTTTAAAAGGGGGTTGCCCCCCTCGGTTTATAGCTCTATATCATTATCGTTTAAAATTTCCCTTGCCATTTCTTCTATCGCATACCAACAAATTTCATGCTTAACACTCCTTTATTGTGATAGATTATAATAATCAATCACTTTGATTATATTTATAACCTTTCTTTTTGTCAATGAAGAATATTTCTTTTACTTTTAAGCTTAGCCTAAATCTCTACAGCTTACACACTAAAATAAAAAATTGTCATGGCTCAAGGCGCTCCAAAAGGTAATAATTACGCTTTCTTTCGGAAAGATCACCCAACCTATTCTGATAAGCAAATAGACGACATTTGCCAAGACCTCCTAAAATGGGCGAATGAGGCTGAAGATTTACACTTGTCTGGCTTTGCTCTTAAATACGGAAGATCTGAAGCATGGCTTTTTAATTTAGCTAAAAATCATAAGCAATTAAAAGAAACTATCCCACTCGCTAAACGCTTATTAGCAAAAAAGATGCTAAATCTTTCTTTTTATAATAAGTCTGTAAACGCTTATACTGGCTTAGCTTATCTACCCGTTTATGACCAAGATTATAAGGCTTATTTAGATCATAAAGCTACTGTCCAAGCTGAAGCTAACCAAAAAGCAAAAGAAGCTTCTAGCTCTCAAGGTACAATTATTAACCTCCATTATCCGGATAAACACGAGGTTGTAAATGCTGGTAAGACAACGCCTAACAGCGATTGTAATAAAGCAAAACAAGCCAAAACCTCTAAAGGTAATTCAAAGCGTACTCCTAAAAAGGCGTAACTTATTAAAGTATTGCTGGCTTGACTGCCCCCGTCATATAGCTCACGAATCTTATATATCTCTCCCCCCTGAAAATCTAGTCTGGAAAGTCTTAGAAATCTTTTCTCTCAAGTATTTATTTGATGCGAATGAAATCAAACAAGCCTACACTAATAAACATATAATCCAAGTTATCAAAGGTGGTACTTATGACCTTACCCGCATCACTACAAATTAGCCCTCAAGCTAGAGATATAACCTTTTCTTTTGCAGACTCTTTTAATTGCTGCCGATCATGTCGGACGCCTGATGACCGTATGTATGTTAACTCTCAAGGGCAATTAGAAAGATACAAAGTACACAAAGCCAACGGCTCACCTGAACAAGCCTTTGAAAGAGCTATTAGCCACTTAAACCTAACAATGGAAAGGAAGATTGTTTCTTTCCAAGGTGACCCTGACATATTCGCCCGTAAAGTTGATAGAGTGTTTCAGTCTATCAATGCCCTTAAAGAGATAAACCGTTCTCACATTGAAGCGATTAACTCTTTAATGCTTGAGTACTTACAAGAGAAGCAGGAAGGTATTAAGCATGTTAAGTTTAAGGACAGGATTGTTCACCCTGTCGAGCTATTAGAAGAGCCTGAGAGGGTAGAAGCTAGTAAGTGTGAAATATTATGAGTATAGCGAGGTTAGAGACTATTAACTATTCATTCTTAAGCTATGGAGTTGTATTCAGTGGAGCGAAACTGTGTCAAGTATTGTTGAGCGAGCTGAGGTTTTAAGCGACTTTGTGAGCTATGACGAACTTTGGAGCGTATTAAGAAAGTTTGAGCGTAAGCGATTTCTTTCTAACCGAGCATCCAAGCGAGGTATATATATATTTATGGATAGAGTAACCCTAACGCGTAACTCCGTTACTTGTGCCTTAAAGTCAAGATTATATGGAATGCAATCAGCAGGGTTGGAATCTTATGGACATGATTTATAGTAAAATTAAAAAAGTGTGTCAAGCTTTTTTTTTGACTTTTATAGACAAAAATATTTTTAATGAACGTCTGATAATATTTATTATGTTAAACATAGTCCTTGTAAATTCTAAAAAATAGCAAAAAACAGAAGGGGATAAAATGCCATTGAAAGCAGGGAAGGGACAAAAAGTAATAAAAAGTAACATTAGAGAGATGATAAGAGCAGGTCACCCAGTTAAGCAGGCGGTAGCTGCTGCCTACTCAAAAGCGGGCAAATCTAAAAAGAAGGGCAAGAGATGACACCAGATGATTACGATGATTTTATTGCATGGAAGAGAGGTTTAAACAAAGTATATTCTAATGCTTATCTAAAAAGGCATAAAATACATAGTAGCGAATATGCTAATTGGAAGGTTCAAAATGATATTAGCATGTATGATGAGAAAGTGCTAATTAAGCTATATGCATTAGAAAAGCAAGTAGACAGGTTAGAGTCGATATTATATAAAGCCTTAGATGGCTAGGGGGCAATTATGCGTTATTTTATGTTAGCTAGTATGTTTCTATGTTTAAGTGGCTGCGGAGTGATTAAAGGGCACTCAAATCCAATGATTAATGCAGGAATTAAAGTAATTGATAAAACAATGCCAGAAGATTCGTATATAGAAGAAAAAATAGAAGATGTTATCGAAGGAACTACTGGACTATCTTTAGACTTATCACCAGCTAGCCCAGAGGAGGAATAATGACCGCTATTGTTACCTTTAATTCTGTTAGAATGATAGAAGCCGATTATCATTCAGATCTAAGAGACAGAACAACTGATCTCTCTATTAAAAGAGATTGTCTTCAAAGAATTAAAACTATCTTCAGGCATTTTAGGATACAAGACGGGCCTACTCAGCTAGAAAGAGTTGTTAATGAGATAAAAATTAGATATGGTTATAGCCACGCAATTTTTCTTTATGAATCTAGCACTTTTCCGCATGAGATAATATTGTTTAGAAGTCCTGAATCAGCAAATGAGGGAGCTGTTTTTGAGGTTGACAGCACCGACAGCATAAGAAGCGACAACAGCGCTCAAGGTGATGAAGAAGAGTCAGCAGAGCTCCCAGAATTTATAGACCCATGGGGGCACATATGAAAGTTATTTATGAGTTTGATCCTGATGAGGACAGAGACGCTTTAAAGATGGTACAGGCTGCAAATGATTATTATATAGCCTTATGGGACATCTGGAGCAAATGCCGGGAAGTCTGGAAGCGTGAAGAGAAGCCTAGCGAGGACAGAGTTAAACTTGCTGAAGATATAGCGGAAATAATAGATCGAACTAATATGCATGAAATAAGTTAGTTATTTTCAAAGGAAGGAGTTAGTTTTGGAAGTGAGAGAACTTGATTTTTGTATACCTTACGAATTTACTCCTAGGCATTATCAAGAGCCTTTTTTTGATGCAATGAGACACCAAGGTTATCGTTTTGCTATTCTATTATTTCCTAGAAGACACGGGAAAGACAAGACAGCTTTTAATTACATGGTAGAGCGTATGACGCAGGAAGTAGGCAACTATGCTTATATTTTTCCGACTGGTTCATTGGCTCGTAAGGCTGCATGGCAAAACATTGACAAAGACGGATTTAGGTTGTTAGATCATATCCCGAAAGAGTTAATCAAGCGTAAACTAGATCAACAGATGTTTATTGAACTTAATAATGGTTCTACGCTGACATTCTTTGGTTCAGACAAGCAAATATCTGTAGGCACGAACTTTAGGGGGATAGTGTTCAGCGAGTTTGCTTTGCAGAATCCAGAGACTTATTACTATCTAAGGCCAGTAATTTTGGAGAACAAAGGCTTTATTATTATTGCGACTTGCGTATCTCCAGATACTTTAGTTTTATCTCAGAGTGGTTTAACTAGAATCAAGAATGTTTCTTCCAGTCGTAAAGAATATACAACACTAAATAAAAGAATTTGGGGATTAGGAGGTTTTCATAAAGCAAGTGATTTTTATTATGGTGGTAAGCAAAAGACACTTAAGATAAAGCTACAAAGTGGGTATAAGCTTGAATGTACGCCAGTTCATCCGGTTTGGAATGGTTCTAAATGGGTTAAAGCTCAAGACTGGAAGGTTGGAGACTTAGTACCTGTTCAGTATGGGCAAGATATTTGGGGAAATGGTTTTGATTGTTCTGATTTTGAAAAAAAAGGTCGTGTAACTAGGAAAGAATTATTCGATTTTTCTAATTTAGACAATGATTTTTTCTATCTACTAGGTTTAATTCATGCAGATGGTTGTTATGATAAGAATAAGATCTGTGTAACCAAGAAGAAAGATCAAGAGATAATAGATTTTTTACATATTAATGGTTTTAGGACATTAAAAGACGGAATGCATCACGAACTATCATGCCGTCACTTGATAGATTTTCTTGAATATGCAGGTTTCAAGCATGGTGCTAGAAATAAAACACTTTCCGACAAATTATTAAACTGTTCTAAAGAGCAAATGAAAGCGTTTATTCAAGGCTTATTTGATGGTGATGGATGTAGTGCTTCTAATACCAAAAAACGTGGAAATATTAAGCTAACATCTACTAATGAATCTTTTCTAAATGACTTGCAAGTAGTTCTTTTAAATTTTGGGATAGTCTCATCAATTAGAACTGAAAATAAACCTCCAACTGAAAGGGTTAAGGTTTGGAGTAGGATATATAATCTTGAGATTACAGGTTATTTTGCTAATCAGTTTTATAAGAATATTGGTTTTAGACTTGAGAGGAAGCAGCAAAACTGGAAATACGTACCTGAATCATGCAAGAAAGAGCATGGAAATATTTATCCGATTGACAGTTCAAAATTAGAAGGAATTCCTTTGCATAGGCTCACTAATCCTAATTGTATTACTAGAAGAACTATAAGAGCTTTAAACGAGAAAAAACAGCATCCTTATTTAAAGGAACTTCTTAAAGAGAAGTTTTTCTATTCTCCTATTAAAAGCATAGAGAAATCAGAAAGTGAGGTGTTTGACTTTGTAATTCCTGATACGCATTCGTTCTTTAGCAATGGATTTGTTAGCCACAACACGCCCCGGGGCAAAAATACATTCTATGACTTATGGCAAATGGCTAAGAAGAATCCTAACTGGTTTACGCATAGGCTGACATGGAAAGAGGCGGGAGTCTTTACGGAAGAGGACATAGAAGAAGAGCGTTTAAACGGAATGTCTGAAGAGATGATACAATCCGAGTATAACACAGAGTTTGCAGGCTTGGAGGGATCTTATTATATAAGAGCATTAGACAAGATGCGCCTTAATGGGCAGATAGGGAGAGTGCCTTTTGATCCTAGTGCTAGGGTAAATACAAGTTTTGATTTAGGAATCGGTGATAGTACGGTTATATGTTTTTTTCAAATTGTAGCAAATGAAATCCATTTTATTGATTATTATGAAGCAGACGGAGAAGCTCTTAGTCACTATGTAAATGTTATAGAGCGCAAGGCTAAGGAAAATGGTTGGTTATTAGGGCAGCATTACGCTCCTCACGACTGTCTCAACCGTGAACTCGGAACAGGTATAAGCAGGCAGCAGGTAGCTGCGGGCTTGGGTCTTAACTTTATAATCTTACCTACGCTTAAAATGAAATTAGCAGATGGTATTGAGTGTGTAAGGGGTTTATTCCCCAGAATATGGATTGATGAAATGAAATGTGAAAGATTGATTAAAGCCTTAGAGAACTATTGCAAAGACTATGATGATAAAAGACAAATCTTTAGTGAAAGACCTCGGCATAATTGGGCATCTCACGGCGCAGATTCATTTCGTTACGCCTGTTTAGCAGTTAAGAGTTTTGGAAATCAAGGGCTTGGAATGTCACGGGAAGAGCTTTACGAGATCAACGCGAGGTCTAGGCGTCTATGAGAAGGATAAAGACTGAAAGGTTACCTGAGAGAGATTTGTTTAGTAATGAAATGATAACTGAACAGCAAAGAGAAGAATTGGAAAAGGCTATACAAAGAGACGCTAAAAAATGGGAAGAATATCAAAAAAGATGTAAAGAAGTTGAGTAATCCGTAGACTATAACGGAATTAATTTTGGGAGGAGTGATGAGTGTTTGGGAATTAATAATTGTAATATTAGCATGTTTTGGCATTTTTACTATTGTGGTTATAACAATGGTAGTTGTAAGCAAGGGTGTAATTGATTTTGAATTTGAAGAATTAAAAAAAGAAATAAACGATTTAAATATTAGAATTGAGAAATTAGAGAAGGAGTGAGCATGAAAAAGATAAAAGCATTTGAGCTTGGAGATAAACAGTATACTAAAGACGATATTGGAGCTATGGAACGAGGTGAAGCAGGTATGCTTGTTTTAGATATGATTTTTGATTTACAAGATCAAATTAACGGTATCCATGAATTATTAGATCGTGACCTTTACGATATTTCAGATTAATCAATCTTTTTTCAATTATCAAACATTAAGTATTAACAAAATATTTTACTTTACATAAGTTAAAGCTAACTCTGTAAAAAGGTTGGCTATGGCTAGAGATGATAAAGATATTGAAACTGAATTCGAGGAGTATTGGTTAACTCTTTTTTTTTCTTGGGCTTCTATTTTGATATTGTTGTTCTCTAGTAGCCCATCTACAGTTTTCTTTAGAATAACCTTTGTCGTTATCGATTCTATCAATTGTAAGGTTTTTTGGCCTTTTACCCATATCTTTATAGAATCGAAGAAAACCATTCTTCCATTCATCACAAACCGTTATTCCTTTAGCTCCATACCATTTATAGCCTTTTATATTTTTGTTATAGCAGCGCGTTTTCATAGATCTCCATATTCTATATTCGATCGAGTTACTCATATTATGAGATTTATTAGGAGGGTTGGCGCTTCCACATTTACGGCATTGCATCGATTGTCCACTTTGCAAATTAGAACTATAGTGAATTTTGATTGTTCCACATTCGCATTGGCAAATCCATCTAGGTTTTGTGTATTTTTTATGAGGAGCTCTTTTCAGAACTTTCCATTTTCCGATTTTTTTACCAGTAAAATCAATAAGTTTAGGCATACAAATATTATGGCATACAAGCCTTGTTTAACGCAAGAGGCAGCATGAGAAAAGACGATTATACGCTGAAAAAAGACTTTGATGACTATTACACTGAAGGCTTGGCTTGCTGGTCAACCGCTTATGAAGAGATGAACATCGACGTACGAATGTTTCTCGGAGATCAGTTTTCCGATACCGATAAAGCATTATTAGCCGAAGAAGGTCGCAGTGCCTATATCTACAATTATCTACAAAGGAATATCAATTTAGTCACAGGCTATCAGCGTAAAAACCGTCTGGGGTTTGGTATTGATCCTCAGAGCGGAGAGGATATGCAGGTAGCTGATGTTTTAGAAGACTTGCTTATCTGGCAGGCTCAAAAAAGCAATTTCTACAATGTTTTTAGTGATGGTTTTGAAGAAGCAGCAATTACTGGCTGTTCTATGTTGTCTTTTGGAATAGATTACTCAAAAGATCCTATTAATGGGGATATTATTTGTCGGGCAGAGCCATTTGAAAGTTTTATGATCGATCCTCATTTTACGCAAATGGATTTATCTGACTGTAGATTTTTCATGCGCCGTAAATATGTAGATAAGGCACAGGCACAGCAGCTTTTGCCTATGGCGAAAAAAGATATAGATTCTTTAGTACCTGGCGTTCCTGACAATAAGTTTTCTTATATGAGTTATTCCCAGAACAGATATGAAAATACTCTTTATGCCTTAGATGAAATGTACACCTCTGTTTCTAAAAAAGTTGATTATTTAACCCATAGACAGACAGGACAGCAAATAAAGTGGAAGGGCAAAAAAGATGGGTTGAAATACTTATTATCAGTCGATCCATATTGGGTTCATACTGTTGGTTATGAGCCAAGCATTGAATACACAACATACCTTCAAAACGAGCCGATGTATAACGGAAATGATCCATTTGGCATAGATGATTATCCATGCGTACCTTTTTTATGGATTATGCGACCTCAATATAACGATTATCGCTACAAGATTCAGGGCATGATAAGAGTGGCTAGAGACCCACAGGAAGAGTATAACAAAGTCCGCTCTACCATGGTTGATATTCTTAGATCACAGCCTAATAGTGGCTGGCAGATCGAAGAAGGAGCAGTTAAGAATCCTAAAGATTTAACGAAGGTTGGGCAAGGACAAATTATCGAAATGAGTCCTGGAAGATCAATTCAGGCAGCTCAAAAGATTCAGCCAGCCGATTTATCTCAAGGAATCGTTAGTTTATCTCAACAGCTCAATACTGACATCTTACAGTTACCTGGTTTGAACGAAGAGGCATTAGGAGTAGCAGAGCAGGGCAATACCGAGATTTCTGGAACTCTAGCTAAGATGAGGACAGCTAATAGCATCACAATTCTAAAAAGTGCATTTGATAAAGCAGAACTAACTCAAAAGCTAGCAGGGCAGAAACTTTTAAAAATGATGCTGGTTAATTACACGCCTCAAAAATTAAGTCAGATAGTAGGCAGACCAATCCCACAGATTGATATTGATAAGGCAATGAAATACGACATTGTAGTTAAAGAAGCTCTACTCACAGACACTCAAAAAACCTTGTCTTATGTACAGGCATTGCAAGCTAAGGCAGCAGGCATAAACATTCCTGACGGCTTTGTTCTTCAGCAAATGCCTATCGCTAACAAGTCTGAGTTAATGGAAGCCTACAGCCAAGAAGCTAAACAAGCTCAAGAGCAGCAGGCTAAGGTTAATGAGCAAGAGCAAATGCAGTTAAGACTTCAGAACTCAGAGATTGTGCATAAGTTATCACTAGCCGAGCAGCAAAGAGAGACAGCGGTATCTAGGCAGGCTCTAGCACAGCAGCACTTAGCTAACAGCTATGCTGACAGGGCTAAAGGGCTTCTAGACAATGTTAAGGCAGCCAAAGAGATACAGGGCATGGAACAAGAGCAAGTAATGAAAGGATTGGCTTTTCTGTTGCAGCTTCAAGACATGGCAGGCCAGAAAGAAACATCACAAGTAAAAGACACTTCTCAAGAGAGTGCTAAAGATGTTGTAGCTTTCAATCAGCTTAACAAGATGGCTGGGCTAAATACAATGCTTGGAGGTTCTAATGGTTAAGCTAATCTTACCGGCAAAGTATGAAAAGATGATGAAAGAAAAAAGCCTTGAAGAAGCGAAGAACTTTACTAGGCATAAGATAAGAGAGATAGCTCAGAAGTATTATGACAAAGCTCCTGAAGTTAAGGAATGGTGGATACGAATAATTGGAAAGAGAGACTTATACAGCAACAAGATTAACGCCATGATTTCAGCAGCTGATAAAGACAACCGACACAAGATAGACATACCGATTCAAGGTGCGCAGATGTGGTATGTGAACATGAAAACCAATGAAGTAAGGCTCGAATGGATACTGCCGTTTAGCAAGGCTAAGCAAGCTGACAGAATCGAGTCGGTTACAAATAATAACCTACTGATTAAGCAGTCGTTTGATAAGGCTGCTAGATTTTTAGGGAAAGATTTAATTACTGGTAAGGCAGTGAGATGAGTTGTACGGAAATCCCGAACAACTGAAGAGCTATATGTATGGAGTCAAATGTCTATATGTACGGAGTACTCCATACATAACAAAGTTAAGGGTCGTCTCCCTGAAGTGATTTATAGATTGCAAGCTATAACTCATGGAAAAGGACGTAAAACCAAAATGGAAGGAGAAAAGTATGACAGAAGACGTAAAAGAAGAAGCTCAACCCGTCGATGAGCAGAAAGAGAGCGTAAAAGCTGAGGTCGCTACGCAGCAGGGTGATGATAAGGAGCAGAATTTCAAAGCTCTACGGGAAAGTAGAGACGAGTGGAAGACGAAGGCAGAACAAATGCAAGCTGAAATTGACGCTGTAAAAGCTCAACAGCAGCATGCACAGCAGCCCAAGTCTAAAATAGCTTCTTATCTTGAGGGAGAAGATGACGATTGGATGACAAAGTCTGAAGCTAAGCAGTTTCGACAAGATATGCTTAATGAGATGAAGACAATGTCAGCCAGAGCCAAATATCCTGACGCCCAACAGTTGTTAAACAAATATGCAAAAGAAGTTCCTAATAGTGTTGCTCAGGCAATTGCACAGACAGGGGACATTGAGGCAGCGATAGAAGCAGTAAAGATGACTCCCGCTTACATTCGGGACCACACGACTGACCATATTAACGCCGCTAAGGCAATAGAGAATGCCGATAAACCAAAAAGTGCGCTAGGTGTCGGTTCTACGGCCAAGGTAAGCGGGGGAACTCGTTATGACCAAATGTCTGCTATGGAAAGAATGCAAATGCAAGAGAAGTTTATTAGGGGCGGATAAAAAAAGGAAATTAAATGACTAACGTAACAACTACTAGCTATGTTGATGATGCCGTAGGCGTATGGTATAACAAGTCGCTGCTAGACCCAGCCAATCCATTGCTTATTGCTAATCAATTTGGACAGATGAAGAGTATTCCAAAAGGAAACTCTAAGAAAATTCGTTATAGTCGGTTTGAGAAATTGTCTGAAGCTACTACAGCTTTAACTGAAGGTATAGAGCCTAACGGACAAACTTTAGACGTTACAAGAATGGACGCCTCTTGCAGTCAATTCGGTGATTTTGTGGTATTGACTGATGTTGTAGAGCTGACAGTATCCGATCCTGTAGCGAATGAAGCCAACAGACGCCTAGGCGAGCAAATGGGGGAAACCTTAGATACTTTGACATATGATGTGTTAAAGGCTACTGCTTCTTACTATAATTGCACTGACGGTGCTGATGGTCAAACTCCGACTGAATTAACCCAGACTGACATTGATACTAACGTACAGACTTTGATGGATAATGATGCGAAGATGTACACCGAGATCATGCCAGCTTCTAAAGGCTTTGGAACAGCTCCATTGGATCAATCTTACTATGCTATCTCTAATACTGCGGTATATAGAGACCTAAAAGATGTAGATTCATGGGTTCCAAGAAACCAATATCCACAGCCTGCTTCTCGTAAGCAAGGTGAGTTTGGATATACTGACAACGTAAGATGGTGCTTATCTTCACACGCACCTTCAACTGGTTCAGGCGCAAGCAAGCAGTATTATACTTTCTTGCTAGGTCGTGATGCTTATGGCGTTGTAGACATTGCCACTGGAAATGCCGAGTCTATCTACATTCCTCCTGGAGGCACTGGTGATAGATTGAAGCAGAGATCTTCTCTAGGCTGGAAAGCATGGCACGCATGTAAGATTCTAAACGATGACTTTATCATTCGCATAATGGCGACTATAACTCAATAAGGGAGGAATTTACATGGCGACTATTAAGAAATTTAGTCTTACTTCAGGTGGAGCTGCTTACAATTTAAACGTAGGCTTTGTACCTGATACTGTGACAGTTTGGAACTATACCAAATGGGCAACTGATGGTAGTAAAGTAAAGTTTTACTGGCATAAAGGCATGACAGCAGCTTATGCGCTGTCAGAGATTTGTGATGATACTGGTGTGAACCGTGCGATTGAAACCAGCAACGGTTTTACCGAGTACGATTCTTCTAGCATTACCGACAATTCTCGAACAGTGAGCGGTATTACAGCAGCTAATCCTGGTGTAGTAACTGTTTCTTCAAGCATTGGAGCTTCAGCTAGTGCTGACGGTGCTTGGTTTGGTATTGACCAGATTACCGATTCAACTAAGCCTTTTGCTGATAGTGTCAAATTTGACGATATTGGCGGAATGGTTGAGCTGAACGCACTTGGCCCTGTAAGGATCAAGTCTTGGTTATCTTCAACTACCTTCTCGCTGGATCTGGACACTTCAAGCTACACAGCTTTTAGTGCTGGAACTGCGCGCAACCAGGCATTGAATGTCTCTACTGACATCAAAGATAGTGGCTTCAAGGGTATTACTCTTGGTTCTACTGTTATTGGTGCGAATTCTGATGTACTTTACATTGAGTGCGTTAAGAGCGATGAATATAAAGCATTAGGTGACATTGGTTAAGCCTTTGTAGCTTAATTTTTTAAGCCCTCGGCTTAGCTGGGGGCTAATTTAAAAAAGGAAGGAGAGAGTTATTTATGGTAGAAGCAGTAAAAAAAGTAAATATAGTGCAGCCAGTAGTAGCTGGTAATGCAGTTAAAAGACAAGTTAAGCGAGCAATGAGAAGTGTCCCTAGCCGAAAGCCTGTCTATAAAAGAGTGCCTAAAATTGAGAAATGGGCAAAAGGGATTTTTCATTTTAACGATGTAGCTGGTGGAACTTTAAGTTGCACAATTCAAGGTGAGCATAAGAGCTATAAAGACGGAGATGAATATACAGAGCCTCTAGCTATCTTTGAAAAGATGAACGAGGAGTGCAAAGTAGTAAAGCGCAGGCATGTCTCTGGTGGTGATAACCACGGAGCATTTGTAAAGACCAATCGTTATGAGCCTCGTTTATGGTGGGAGATTACAGAACGCTTTGACAAAAAGACCATTATTAATGTTGTTGATGAAGCAGCAACTAAGGCACAAAACAAGTAGGTAAGCTATGACAGTGGCGTATGGAAGATGGAATTATGACGAGATAGCAACGAAGGTTAGGAATTACACTTCTATGCCTTCTACTAGCCAGTTGAGTGCTGCTGATTTAATCAAAGCGGTAAATAAGTATTATCGGTTTGAACTCCCGTCTGATATACGCCCTATGCAGCTTAAGACTTGGTATGCGGTGACATTATCGGCAGGTGATGCTGATTATGACTTAAAGGAGACATTTTACGAGACCTATGCAGTCTTAGGGAGCAATGCTTATATAAGTACTACTAGTGGCTATAAGCAGCACAATGTAGATGTTTATTTTGAGCCTAGTGCTTTTTATGAGCTATGGGTAGATGACAAAGATTATACGGCTTCTGCTAATCGGGCACAGCCTTCTGATGTACTAGTTTATAATAATATCCTCCTTTTTAGAAGATGTCCTGATGATACTTACTATTTTAATATAGAAGCATGGCGGAGGCCGTATGTTTATGTTATTGGTGGGAGTTCTACTGCTACGTATTTTGTTAATGATACTGACCAGCCTGAAATGGAAGAGTGGGGAAATGCGATAGCCTTAGGAACAGCCAAGCAGATACTTTTAGAGGCTGGTGATGACGAGAGTTTCCAGAGGGTAGAAGCTATGTATCAAAGAGAGTTAAGCAAGATAAATTCGCAGACGCTTTTATGGTTAAGTCCAAGGCGACCTGCACCTAAATTTTAGAGGGGATTATGGCATATACTAGAGACAAACCAGCAGCTAGTGACATTCTTAGCACAAGTCAGAACGACATAAAAAATAACTTTAATACTGCTGATACTAGCTTTGCGATTAACCATTATGCTTTTATTGAGACTGATTCTGATTTAGCTGGGAAGCACAAGTATTGTACTTTGCAAGAGCAGTCTGCTCCTACAACAGTTGCTAATGAATTATCGCTTTATTCTAAAGAGACAGACTCTATTTCTACATTGTTTTTAAGACATGAAAGCGCAGGAACAGAAGTGCAGCTAAGTGTAGCAGCTAGTAATGTTTCAGCAGCAGCAGCAGGCTCTTCTTACTTGCCTGGTGGCGTAATTATCAAATGGGGAACGGGAACTGCAGGTACAGCAGTAACTTTTGGAACAGCATTTCCTAATAATTGTTGGTCGGTAAATGTTACAACTCAAGCTGCTGAAACTGCAATTAGCTGGATATATGTTACTGCTAAATCAAAAACAGGCTTTCAAACAACAGACCTGAACACTTGGGGTTTTCAATACATAGCAATAGGCAACTAGAGGGAAAAATGGCATATAAGCCTTATTTAATAGCGCCGTATACCGAAGGGGAGCAAAACTCGACTGCTGCTTGGCTATTGCCTGAAAACGCCTTTGAAACGCTTGAGAATGCTTATGTGACTGCTGATTCGACAATAAAAAAGAAAAGCGGGACATATCTTAAAGGCAGACTGCAAAAGCAAGTTACAGGTACAGCAACGAGTGGATCAGGAACAGGCCCTTATACAGCCACTTTAGCAAATACACCTGTAGCACCTGGGACAGTTAAGATTTATGATAATACAACAACTTTGCTAGGCACAGATAATGGAGCTGGTGGCTTTACTGGTTCTGGTTCAGCTGGAGAAGTAATTGCTGGAGATGTGAATTATGCAACTGGTGCTGTTGGTGGTGTAACTGCTATAACATTAAAAGCTGCCCCTGCTGCTTCCGTCACAGTTAATTATGACTATTACCCTATGTCTCCCGTCATGGGGATCTGCAAAAGAGAAACCGATAATGTCAATATTGATGATACTATACTCTTTGATCGAACCACAGCCTACAAATGGGACGCTTCTGATCTGCGATTTGAAGATATAAATACGGCTGGTCAGACTTGGAGCGGAACTGATTATGACTTTTTTTGGAGCTGTAATTATTATACCGTTAGCGGAAATAAACTATTTTGGGCAACTAATGGCAAATCTACAAATGGTTCTGGTGCTGATGGAATTAAATATCTTAGCTCTACTACTTGGGCGACTCTAAGAGCTCCTTTAGAAGATTCGGGAACTCCAGCTTATCTTGAAGGCTGTAAATTTCTAGTTCCTTTTAAAAGTCGTTTAATTGCTCTAAACACTTATGAAGAGTCAGGGCCTGTACATTATGCACAAAGGGCCAGATGGTGCAAGATTGGCAATCCTACTACAATTTCGCCAGCAGCTTCTAGTGTATGGAGAAGTGATGCTATCGGCTATGGTGGTTATATTGATGCTTCTACAGATGAGCATATAACTGGGTGTGCCTTTGTTGGAGAGGATTTGATAGTTTATTTTGAAAGATCGACTTGGAAGCTGGCTTATACAGGCATTAAAGAGCAGCCATTTACTTTTAGAAAAATATCTGATGAATACGGCTGTGAATCTCCTCATAGCATTATTGGACTAAAGGGAAACTCTTTAGCGATTGGACAGAAAGCCTTAACCACTTGTAATGGACAGTCAATTGAAAGAATAGACGAAAAGATACCAAAGGCTATTGCTACTATTAGAAACAAGACTCAAGGCAAGCAGCGAGTACATGGTGTAAGAGACACAAATGAAGAGCTAATTTACTGGGCTATTCCAACTAGAGAAGACCGAACCTATCCTAATAAAGTATTAGTTTTTAATGAAAAGAACGGAGCTTTTTCTTATTTTAATGACAATTTTACTGCTCTTGGAACTTATCAAAATGTAACTGGCAAAATTTGGTCTATTTTTACTAAATCTCCTCAAGATACTTGGAAAATGCAAGATTCTAGCTGGGACGATCTTGGCAATAAAGCTGAATCTAGACAGATTCTTGGCGGTAATCAACAAGGTTTTATCTCTATTTTATACACAAAGCAAGTTAATAGCCCTTATTTGCACGCTACAAGCATTACTACTGGCACAAACCAACTAACAATTACTTCTGCAGATCACACTTTAGAAAATGGTGACTATGTAAAGCTTACAAACCTATGTGGCATTTCTGATTATGGCGAAAACACTGGGACTTATAAGATAAAAGAGCGTGCTGATGACACTTTTGTAGTTCCTATTATCGGCGTAAGTGGTACTTATACTGGCGGTGGCACAATTACTAAAGTAACACCGTTTAATATTGTAACTAAGAAGTTCAATCCTTTAGTTCCAGAAGGTTCTCAGTTAAAAATTGGCTATGTTGATTTGTTTATCGGTAATACTAATACAGGTCAAATTTCTTTAGACGTAATTGTAGATAATTTAAGCGGAAAGGGAACAGAGTATGTTAAGTCTATTACTAATTTACCTACTACTCATCAATATGGGCCTGACAATGCTGATAAATATTGGCATAGAGTTTTAATCAACAGCCGTGGGCAATTTCTACAGCTTAAAATGAGCTTAGATGATGACCAGATTACTAATGATAGTTATTTGCTAGAGCCTTTTGAACTACATGGTATGAACTTGTGGCTAACTAAATCTGGTAAATGGATAGGTTTGAAATGAGTAGTTTTATACCTGATTACTTTTTATCAGAGAGCGAGAATTTTTTAGATAAGACCTATGATGATTTCAGAGTCACCTTTAACGACACTTATTCTGAAATAGCCAAAAATGTAAACACTAAGGAACTTGGCTATTATCAACCTACCGAAATGGTGAATGGGCAACGTTGGTATGATACTCCACAGAACTATAAGACTGTTTACAGAAAGAGGGTTGATGTAGGGGCGTTGTTAGACACTGCTAACAAGCCAGCAGCCCATGATATTACGATTACAGCAAGTACAATTGTTACTCGCATTTATGGCACAGCAAATTATGCTTCAAATGAATTTTTACCTCTGCCATATATGGGAGCAAATCCAATCTACTTGTCGATGGATGGGTCTTATGTTAATGTTCAATCAACAAGTAACAGAACAAATTACACGGCGTATGTCATAATTGAATACGTCCAAGGATAAAAGGAGGCCGAAATGGGCTTTTGGACAGGAAGTAAAGGAAAATATAAGCAAGTTCAGCAGTTTGGTCCTGAACAGATGGACTTGTATCGTCAGCAAATGGCTCAAATGGCTGGACCTATGGGACAGGGTTTTGACTATTTAAATAGACAACTACAAGGATATGCTCCTGGCGAAAGTCCTATGGAGCAAATGGCTATGAGGCAATTTAGAGAACAGACTATTCCTGAATTGAGTGAGCAGTTCGCTGGATTAGGAGCTACCAGTGGGTCTGGCTTTGGTCAGCAAATGGGAGCACAAGCAGCAGGATTGCAAGAGCAAATGGCAGGCATGAGAGATCAGCAGCAAGCACAAGCCTATCAGCAGATGATGCAGATGCTAGGACAGGCTCAAGGACAGAATCCTTATCAGAATGTCTATCAACCAGGCAAGCAAGGTGCTTTATCACAGATTTCTCCTTTATTAGGAATGGTTGGAGGGGCAATGGCTCCTTATGCTGCTCAACGGTTGTTTAGCCCTAGTCAGCAGCAAGGCTGGAATCCAGCAGATACTAGTTATGCCTATAACCCTCAATATGGCCAACGGGCTATGTACTAAGGAGTAAAAATCATGGGAATATTTGTAGAGCCTACACAACCTAGTGGACTTGAAAAATTTATAGGAGCATTTACTGGTGGAGTGCAGATGAGCTTGCCTCAAGTTATGAAAGATATGCAGCAGCAAAGGAATTTAAAGCGCTTTGCTTCTATGCTAGGAGGTCAAGGTGGTGGTGCAGGTGGAGATCTAAGCCAAATGATGCAGAATCCAATGATGATGGCTTATGCAAGTCAACTTGGGTTTGGAGATGCTTTTTCTAAGGCTGGCGAGATGCAGATGAAGCAAAAAGAATTAGAGATGAAGCAACAAAAAGCTTCTGGTAAGATGCCACCAGAAAGAGTAGAAGATTTATTGGGTGGAATTGATGAATTAAAAGAACTAACTCCCTATGTTGGAAGCGGTTTTGGAACTAAAACTTTTGGAGGAGATTTAAGAAGAGAAACTCTTCAAAAAAGATCGCAAATTGACTCACAAGCCTCTGAAATTTTAAGTATAATAAAAGAAATGGATAGTAAAGGAAATCTTCCAAAAGGCATTTATGAAGATATGTTAAAAAGAGTTCCTAAATCTACTGATTCTGAAAGGGTTTATAAAGGAAAACTTGACGCCTTTAAAAGCATTCTAAACAGACAGCTTCCAAGAAATTTTAGGCAAAAACAAATGGAATCTGGGCAATCTCAACGAAGTCAGCAAAAACCTCAATTTGACATTTCTAATCCAGAACATAAAAAACGTAGAGATTTTATTTTAAAGCAGACAAAGGGAAATAGACAAAAAGCTCATGAGCTTTTATTACAGGAGTTTCAACAATGAGCACAAGCAGTTTTTTTAGTGATTTAGACATGCCAGAAGTCTCAAAATCACAAGAAAATTCCTTTTTTTCTGATTTATCTCCAAAGACTGTCGGACGTACTGGAGCTCCTATTGCAAGCAAAGAATTTGTAGACAATGCTATTCAAATTCCATTAGGTCTCTTTAAAAAAGCAACTTATTTGGTAGATCTTTGGAACGCAGCAGCAACTGGTGAATCTTTAGCAGAATTAGAAGACTTAGATCCTTATAGAATAGCTCAATTAAGACAAGAATTTCCTCAAGTCGAATGGCCAGAACCAGGAAAAGAAATAGACAAAACTAAATTTCTTCAATCTATTGAACAAGCTCAGGCAAGTTTACCCACTCAAGAAAATATAGAAAAAGCCTTTGAAGAAAGACTTAAGATTTCTTTAAGACCTAAAACTCCAGCACAAAAACGGCTGCGACTTGGTGGAGAAGCAGCTTCTTTTCCAGCAGAAACATCTCAAAAAGTAATAAGTGGTTTATTAGCTCCTACTTATGAAATGGGCTTAGAAGAAGCTGGTGTGCCAGAACAAATCGCAGAACCAGTAGCTTTTGGATTATCTCAACTTCGGGTTCCTGCAGCAGCAGAAGAAGAGTCCTTTTTAGGAATTACAAAAAGACCACCTACCGAACCTTCTGCTGGAGAACCTCCATCTGATTTGATAAGTTATCCATCTGTTGGTGATACTGAAAAAATTGGACCTTCAGGAATCCAAGAATTAGTTAAAAGTTCTAAAGTAAATCCAGACAAAATAGGTGATGTTTTTTCTAAAAGAGCTTTTAAAAATACATCTCAAGGTGGAAAAGCCATTTCTAATGAAATTAGAGCTTTAGATGATGCTGCCTATAAAGCAGTAAATAAAAATTATGAAATTTCAAGATCTTTAAATAAAGGCGTTATAGTAGAAAGACCTATATTAGTTGGTGAATTAAGAAATTCTTTAAAAGAATTAGAACAGATTCCTTCATTATCTAGTCCAGAAAAGCAACTAAGGACTTCTATTAAACAAATATTAAAAAGATTGGAGGGTTCGGAAGCTGGTGAATTTGTTGGTACTTACAAACCCATTTCTAATCAAATTTTAATCGATCAAATTCAAAGTCTTAGAAAAAAAGTAGACTATGATTTTGCTCATGGTGATGCTTCTAATATTTTTAGACCTACAATCCGTCATCTCCAAGAATCAGTAGAAAATGCTGCTTCCTCAAATCCAAAGGCTTTAAATGCATGGAAAGAAGCTACTAATTCTTATCGCGAATGGGCTGAGACTTTTGACAGTCCTTATGTTCGACCTTTAAGAAACACCTCTAATAAAGACTTTAGCAAAATGTATAAAAGAACTTTAGATGTCGATGAATATGGAGTCTTAAAAGACGTTTTAAATAAATCTAAAAAGGGAAGAGCTTTATCCGAAATGATCGAAAGAGATTTAATTGAAAAGCGTCTAGGTAAGTTTTATAAAGACCCTTCTAAAATAACTTTAAGAGAACTGGGGGCAGAACTTAGAGAATTAGAAGATATTATTGATCCTAAAAAATTGAATAAAGTAATGACATCGTTATTAAAAGCTCAAAAAGCTTCATCAGCAGTAAAGTTAGGAAAAAACATAGCTAAGAAAGCTGCTTTTTATGGAACAGGTGGTATTGTTGGAAATAAAGTTCTCAAGGTCTTTTTAAAAACAGCTTCTCGATCACTCTGAAGAAGAAAAAAGTGTTTTAAATAATTCAACTAGATCTGGTCCAATATCTGCAATTGCAAAAAAAACTATTAATGCTACAAATAATCCGATAATCATAACCCCTCCAATTAACTGTTTAGTTTTTATTCTGTTTTCTTAATATTTCGAAAAACTTATCTGCATCAACTAAGACTCTTCTTTTGTACTTTAAAAATGCTTTTTCAAAACCGTTTTTGGGACTTTCAGCTTTTACAGCCCAAATAGCTGCTTCACTAGCAGGCCATGAGCCACTTTCTTTATTATTTTGAGCAAATTGTTTAACTGTAAAGTAATTGTTTTTATCCATTTTAGCCAACCTCTTTTTGTTTTAACCTACTTTAGTCCAGTTCGGTAGTTTTGTTCAAGTGAAAAGGGTAGTTCCTAAAAAAAGACTACCATCAAAAGCAAGATTCTTTGTCTATGAAATGGGTGTCATCATAATTTAGATCATACCCTTTTTAGTTTGTCAAAAAGCCCTGAATAGGGGGGTAGTTTAGCAATGAATGGCCCCCCCATTTAAAAATAAGTATTATCAAGAAATTCCTTCGTTGTTAACTTAAAAATTGAATTTGCCATCAATGGCGACTCTATGCGTGGAGTTTATCACGTGGACGGCTGACGGCTTAGGCTAGCATTGGCTGACTCTGAGATATGACGGAGTTACAATCATATTAAAAAAACCATTGAGGTAAAATCATGGTTAGAAGAAAAGACCCCTTAACGCACCTAAAGGGAAGAAGAAGAGGCATAATTAATGTTTCTAAAGACGGTGCTCCTGGTACTACAGACACACAATACGATGTTGGTACTCTCTGGATTGATAGAACCAATAAAAACGCCTATGTTTTAGTTAGTAAAGCTGGAGCTGGCACCGCTAACTGG